CTTTTAATATTTGTTTTTGCCTACATTGGCTTAGAAACACCTGATTTACCTGCATTTGATGTGGGTACGCTCCTTCCTGTTTTGGGCGGTATGCTCGGAATCGGCGGCTTGAGGTCATACGAAAAGACAAAAGGATTAACTAAGTAATGCCTAGAGCAAAAGAAAAAACTATACCAAAGACTACGGGAAAAGGAGGCAATTATAGAAAAACCGCGGCAGGAGCGGGTATGACTAAAAAAGGTGTTAAGGCATATCGTGCAGCAAACCCCGGTTCTAAGTTAAAAACGGCAGTTACAGGTAAAGTAAAAAAAGGAAGTAAGGCAGCAAAAAGAAGAAAATCATATTGTGCTAGAAGTGCAGGGCAGTTAAAAAGAAGTTCAGCTAAAACAAGAAACGACCCAAATTCAAGAATTAGACAAGCAAGAAGAAGATGGAGGTGTTAAATGTCTGGTAAAGGTCTATATGCTAATATTCACGCAAAACGCAAACGTATTGCAGCGGGTAGTGGCGAAAAAATGAGAAAAAAAGGTGCTAAAGGCGCTCCTGCTAAAGGTATTTTTAAAAAAATAAAAAACAAAAGAAAGAGTTGAGTATAATGAAAGCTAATTTTGACAAATGTCTAGAGATGCTTTTGCACCACGAAGGGGGCTATGTAAATCATCCCGATGACCCCGGAGGAGAAACCAATCTTGGGGTCACTAAAAAAGTATATGTGGCTAGTGGTGGTAAAAAAAGCATGAAGAAGCTTACTGTAAAGGATGTGGCGCCTATATATAAGAAAAGTTACTGGTCTCGTCTTAAATGTGATGACCTTCCTAGCGGTTTGGATTTTTGTGCGTTTGATTGGGGTGTGAACAGCGGCACGGGTCGTGCGGCCAAGGCGTTGCAGAAAATCTGTGGGGCATCCGTAGATGGGGCGATAGGACCTAAGACGCTTGCTTTGATAAACAGACAGAACCCTAAATATATGATTGAAGAGTTCGGAAAAATTAGGCAGGAGTTTTACGAAAGTCTGGGAACTTTTAAAACTTTTGGTAAGGGTTGGACCCGTAGAAATAAAGAAACAACGGAGGCTTCTATCAGTATGATAAAATAGGGGTAGCGTTTTTATATCAGACATGCTAAGAGTATAACCAATCTTGTAAGATTAGATATGGGGATATAAGATGGATGAGATATTTATTGCAGATTCCGTATTTAAAATTATAAGAGAAAGACGACAAAATGTTTCAGATATACTCGGAGGAGATAATATTCGAGATATGGAGCATTACAAGAAACTCATGGGCATCCTTGATGGCCTAAATTATGTAGAACAGGAACTAAAGAGCCTGCTAGACAAACAGGAGCGCAGCATTGACTGACACACAAACTGAGGAACCAGAACTGAAAGATGCTTGGCAAGCGCCAAAAGAAGAAGCAACAGTTTTAGATCCAGAACTTCTTAATAAATCCTTAATTGAAAGAATGCCTAATCCTACAGGTTGGCGAATATTAGTTTTGCCATATAAAGGTCAGGGTAAAACCGAAGGTGGTTTATTTCTTCCCAATACTGTTGTGGAAGAACAACAAGTTTCCACGCAAGTGGGATATGTACTTAAAGTCGGAGATCTAGCATACAAAGATGAGAAAAAGTTCCCTACGGGGCCTTGGTGTGCGGAAAAAGATTGGGTAATGTTTGCCCGATATTCAGGATCACGTTTTAAGATAGAAGGTGGTGAGGTTCGTATTCTCAACGATGATGAGATACTTGCCAAAATTTTAGAACCCACAGATATTCTTCATTTTTAGGAGTTATTATGTTAGAGAAAGAGAACGATGAAACAGATATTAGAGAAATTGAAGTCGATACTAGCGAGGATACGGGCGCGAATCAGGCGTCTGGTCAAGCCGGAGAAGTTATCGTCGAAACCGAAACCGGGTCGTCCCAAGAAGACGACCAGTTCAGCAAAGCCGAAAGCGCCACGCAAAAAAGGATAGACCGCTTAACTAAGAAAATGCGAACTGCCGAGCGGGAGCGAGAGGAAGCTTTACGCTATGCTCAAAAGGTTCAACAGGAAGCGGATGAGTTAAAGACCCGTGTGACTAGCATGGATCAGAACTATATAAATGAGTATAGTTCCCGTGTTGACACGCAAATGTCGGCAGCAGAGACTAAGCTTAAATCGGCTATGGAAATAGGGGATACGGCCCAAGCTGTAGAAGCCCAGAAAGAAATAAGCCGTTTGACTATAGAAGCGGACAGAGCATCTCAGGCTAAAGCTAAACAAGAATCTCTCAAGAATACGCCTCAACCTACGCAACAGGCTCAACCCGCGCCTCAACCCGTTAAACCACCTGATCCTAAAGCTCAAAAATGGGCAGAAAATAACGATTGGTTCGGCACAGATGAAGCGATGACGTATGCGGCTTTTGGTATACATAAACGCATGGTTGAGAACGAAGGGTTTGACCCAAGCTCAAATGAGTACTATAGTGAATTAGATAACCGTATGCGGACAGAATTTCCGCATAAGTTAAATGGAGGTGCGGAAGCACCTTCTACAGAGTCTCGGAGTAATCGACCCGCTCAGACGGTTGCTTCTGTATCACGCTCTGCTACCTCTGGGCGCAGTAAAAGTAGAAAGGTCAAACTCACCCCGACCCAAGTTGATATAGCTAAAAGATTGGGTGTGCCAATAGAAGAATACGCGAAATACGTGAAGGAGTAAAAAATGTCAGATAATAAAGAGTTAAACTTCGGAGGATCTGTCGAAAGAACGCCTCGCGCAAAACAAACTAGAGAGAAGACGGCACAGCGTAAGCCGTGGGCTCCACCGTCCATGTTGGACGCACCACCCGCACCAGATGGGTTTAAACATCGTTGGATTCGTGCCGAAGTTAGAGGGTTTGATGACCGTAAAAACATTAGCGCGAAGCTAAGAGAAGGATGGGAATTGGTAAGACAGGATGAGTACCCAGATTTTGAATCTCCTGTTATTGATTCGGGTAAGTATGAAGGTGTGTTCGGAGTGGGAGGCTTAATGTTAGCTCGTATTCCAGTAGAAACTGTAGCTGAAAGAACTGCTTATTTTGAACAGAGAAATTCTGACCAGATGCAAGCTGTAGATTCTGATATGATGCGAGAGAACGCTCATTCAACCATGACGATTAGTAAACCTAACCGTCAATCTCGTGTAACTTTTGGTGGTTCTCAAAACAAATAGGGACTATCATAAAAGATAAGGAACCAAAATTATGGCAAATCAATTAACTGGTGGCTATGGTCTTCGTCCTATCGGTAAAGTGGGTGGCAATCCTTTCAATAATGCGACAACGCAGTACGAAATTGCTAGTGACTATACCACAGCTATATACAATGGAGGAATTGTTATTCCTCTAGCAGCAGGAACCATTGCGATCTCAGATCAAGCAGTTGCTCCTCTCGGTGTATTAGGTGGGGTAGAGTACGTTGACTCCAATACTGGGAAGACCGTATTTTCAAACTATTGGCCCGGATCAAACAACGTAAGTGTGGACACCAACCACCCTGTAAAAGCGTTCGTTTATGACGACCCAATGCAACTTTACGTTGTGGCAGCAGATGGCACAAATACTAATAGAGCAACTGCTCTTGCGGATACTTTTGCAAACTGTGACATGGCAAGCGTAAATAGTGGTAGTACAAATACTGGCGTGGCTTCGGACATGCTGGACATTAGCACTGCTGCAACTACTAATACTTTAGACGTAAGAATTGTTGGCCTTTACGATGAGGCGGGTAATACAGACTACTCCGCTGTTGGACATCAATATGTCGTGCGTTTAAATCATCCATACAATTCTGGCGTCGGTGCGGCTGTAGGCACTCTTGCTACAACAGCGATATAAGGAGGATAGGATATGGCTATTTCTCGCGCACAACTAGCGAAAGAGTTAGAACCCGGCCTTAATGCCTTGTTCGGACTTGAGTATGACCGTTATGAAAACGAGCATGCAGAAATCTTTGACGAAGAGACCTCAGATAGGGCTTTTGAAGAAGAGGTAATGCTATCGGGTTTTGGTAATGCGCCTGTAAAGCAGGAGGGATCAGCAATCTCTTTTGACAGCGCACAAGAAACCTTCACTGCCCGTTATACACATGAAACTATTGCTTTGGCTTTTAGTATTACTGAAGAGGCTATTGAAGACAATCTTTATGATCGTCTTGCAAGCCGATATACTAAAGCTTTGGCTCGTTCCATGTCTACAACAAAGCAGATAAAGGCAGCATCTATTCTTAATAACGCTTTTAGCACTGGAGCGAATGCGATTGGTGACGGAGCCGCGCTCTGCTCATCCTCTCACCCTTCCGTGTCTGGTAACCAACGTAACCTTCTTTCAGTTGCGGCGGATCTTAATGAGACATCATTAGAGCAAATGTTGATTGACATTGCAGGTCTAACCGACGAAAGAGGTCTTAAAATTGCAGTTAGAGGAATGAAACTTATTATTCCAAAAGAATTGCAGTTTACTGCGGAGAGAGTAATTAACTCTGCATTAAGACCGGGAACAGCGGACAATGATGTAAATGCAACTAAGAGCATGGGAATGCTTCCAGACGGAGCAGTAGTAAACCATTATCTTACGGATACAGATGCATTTTTCATTAAAACTGATGCTCCAAATGGTTTCAAAATGTTTAACAGAGCAGCTATTAAAACTGCAATGGAAGGCGATTTTGATACAGGAAACATGCGGTTTAAGGCTCGTGAGCGTTATTCCTTTGGTGTTTCTGACTGGAGATCTGTGTTTGGGACCCCCGGCGCGTAAGGTTTAGAATTTGTTTATTTTTAAGGGGCGGCGAAAGTCGCCCTTTATTTTTTGTAAATACTTGATATAATAACTTATCCCTGACAGTTGCATTGTGTGACTGACAACAGCCAAGACAAGGAGATTACATATGGCTAATACAACGTTTAAAGGAACATTACGTTCTGAAGGTGGCTATTCTTCAATAGCTACAACAGCAGCAACTGGTGCAGAAACCACACAGATGTCTATTTCTTCTGCGGGATTTGCCTCGCTAGATGCAAACACTTTAGCAACAGAAGCAGGAACTGGTATAACAACTGGTTCTGGAACTGTTTACAGAAGTTCCATTCAAAGAGTTGGTGGTATTATAACAACAAGAATTTTAATTGATTTAACGGGTTTAAGATCTACCGCTAGTGGTGACATCATTGGTGTCAACGGAACTTCACTAGTTTGTCACATTGGACAAATTACTGCGTCACAAAACGGAACTATCTTAACGGGTAGTATGGAATGTTTTGAAGCTCCAACTGGTGGTGACCCAGACATTAACGTACACTCTGCAACAGAAGGCACTGGAGTAGAAGATGGTGCTATTAGTGGATTAAGCGAAACATTATTGGTTAACGCAGGTGATGCAACATTAGGAAGTAAAGTTTACTTTACTGCCGTTCCAGCCGCTGATGAATTTTTATATTTAACTTGTGGTACAACTACAGATGGTGACTTTACAGCAGGTAAACTATTAATTGAATTGATGGGTTACGAGGCTTAATATAGGGGGAGAAATCCCCCTTTTAAATAAGGAGATATAAATGAGTATATCAGATGTAAAAGCGCTTACTGTTAACGACGAGAATGCGGCAGATCCAGATCGATTGGTTACTGCTGCAAGACCTAATACTGATGCAACTATGGCGGCAACTACGTTTGCTGGAGGTGCGGCTAGAAATGTTACGGTGACAACGGCAGGTACTAGTGACAATGCAAAAACCTGTACTATTACAGGCACTGATGTTTTTGGTGATGCTATGACAGAAGTCATAACTTCTACAGGCTCGGCAGAAACGGTGGCGGGAACAAAATTGTTTCTTACCGTTACGGCAGTTGCATGTTCGGCTCAATATGCTGCTAATATAACAGTGGGTTCAGGTACTCTTTGTGCGGAAGCCGTAGGAAGTGGTGGACGCATCCGTTTAAAAGGTTTTTCAGTAGTTTCGGGTGGAACTGCGGGAACAGTTTCTTTTGTAAATGGTACTCCAGAGAGTGGCACAACCTTGTTTACGTCAAGAACAATAGGCACAGCTAATACTGTGATAGATCGAACTATTCCTGAAAATGGGGTCTTATTTGAAAACGGAATGAGTGTTTCATACACTTTAGACGTTGCTGATATGATGACATTTTTCTTTGCTTGATTAAATATAGGAGTACTAATGGCTGTTTCAGGAAGCACCAATTTTGAGTTAGACGTTTCAGACTATATTGAGGAAGCTTTCGAGAGATGTGGTCTGGAGGTAAGAACAGGGTACGATTTAAAGTCCGCTAACAGAAGTCTTAATCTTATGTTATCCGAATGGGCAAATCGTGGGTTAAACCAATGGACTATTGCACAACGCACACAAACAGTTACGGCAGACGACAAAGAATACTCGATTGGAACAGATGTTATTGATATATTGTCTGCCGTTGTACGCAGAGACAACGTTGACTTTACTATGGAAAGAATAAGTAGGGATCAATATTTAAGTATTCCTAATAAAACAACAACAGGTAGACCCTCGCAGTTTTTCCTTGATCGGCAAACAACTCCCAACCTTAAAGTTTGGCCCGCTCCAGAAAATAGCACAGATGTTATACATTATGATGCGCTTACTCGTATTGATGATTCTGACGCTTTTACAAACACGTTAGATATACCGTTTAGATTTTATCCGTGTTTAGCGGCAGGGCTTGCTTATTACATTGCAATTAAAAGATCTCCAGAAAGAGTACAACTTTTAAAAGCGGTTTATGAAGAAGAGTTTGATAGAGCTATGCAAGAAGATAGAGACCGAGCTTCTTTTAATGTTGTGCCGAGGTATGATTATCTAAGGGTAAATTAACATGGCTAGGATGGCATCTGGCAAACATGCATTTGGAATATCAGACAGGTCTGGTTTTCGATATCGTCTTAAAGATATGCGTAAAGAGTGGAATGGTATGCTCGTGGGAAGAGATGAGTATGAGTCCAAGCATCCGCAGTTACACCCTTCTAAAGTAGTTGCCGACGTACAGGCCCTACGAGACGCTAGACCTGACACCGCAAAAGAAACAAGCGCCTTAACGGTTCTTACTAATGTAGGGTCTGGAATTATAGGTTTTACGTTAACGTCTAATCTTGAAGCTACGGGAGCGATAGGAACAGTAACCATTACAAACACCCTTGCTTCTGATGATAGTGATGCAGATTCTTCAACAACAAGTGTAACGGTCAGCCCAACAGGGGTTCAAGGCACTAGCGCAGTAGGTGATGAGACCGCATCAGGAACGGGTCTTGCCGCAACCTATACAATAACCGTTGCTTCTTATTATGGTTCAAATAAATATTATGTAGATAGTTCAAGGCAAGC